TTTGCCAAATCCAGTCACAGGCTTCCACAGCCAGCGCTTGACCCATTGGGACATTCAAATAAGCACTGAGGTCAATTGTAGTACCAAAGCGCGATGAAGGCGGACTTCCAGCCGGCATAGTTATTGATTCAGTCAAGTAAAAGGAGCCAGTCTTCGAGGTAGCCATGATGGTTTGGGGGAATTCAGAGTATTTGAAGCATGTTCCTACAGAATACTGAACTATCCTTTTAGGAGCAGACTTCACCCCTCCCCCCCCACACCCTATGGTAAAGCCACTATTAATTAATTCATCTCCGACGCAATCTCTCCAACCTTTCATTAATAGTGGCGTTGCGGTATCACAATCATGCATCCAATATGTGGAATCATCATGTGCAAGCGTTGTAATTACCATCAACCATGGTATGGACGCGGATTAACTACCCGACCTTCTTCGAGTCAGTGTATGAATTGCAATCGAAGGAACCGATTCTATCCTCGCCGATTCGGAATCGGTGGTGGATTGACTGAAACTCGAGGGCGACCACCGGCAGTGGTGTTTCGGAGGAGGCCATCATGGACTATTCGTCAACAATTGACATCTGAAAGTCGTATGCGCAATAGGGGGTCAATCATCGATGAAGATGAATTGATTGCTCAGGAAACTGAGAGGCTTCGAGAGAGAGTTAATAAGAGAATTGAAGACCTTGAACTAATCAAGGAGGGATTAGAATGAGGTGGTTTATGATTCAATGGTGCCTTGATTGTGATTCCAAAGTACATTCAGCACATAATGAAGAGTGGTGCGAATGTCCGGACCAACTCGAAGAAGAAGAAGACCCTTGCGTTTGTATTCCTGATGAACCAAACTTGATGTGTGAATCCTGTTTTTGACCTGTTATTTTGTGATATTATTTTAGTAACATTTAATGATCATTTTTCCAGGAAAAGCTTATTCTATTTTCTTTGGTTTTGATATTAAAAACAGTCATTCTGAATTCGAGTAAAGAATCTGCGCGAAGGTTTTCCACTGTAACATTAATGATATTAATAATTATCAATATAAAATTAAGTCAGCCATGAGCCCCACTATCATAGTGGCCGGATTGATTCTTATTATTCCCTGAGTCATCAAAGCCTCGCCCGCGATAACTCCTAAGACGCGCTCTTTGAATCCTAAATCCGACCACGGATTAATGGCGGCCGTCCACATTGCAGCACCGGCTCCATAATCGGCAACGCCCCGTTGAATGTTTTTGTTGAGTGCAGTACCAAGGAAGTTGTGTTGCTCTGTCCATGAATATTGGGAATCATGATACATGGCTATCTTGTCTAAATCATTCTTAGGTTTAACGCCCGCCTCCCTCTTACGAGTATAGGGCGTGCCAGCGCCTAAGTATTCATATTCCCCAAATATACCCCAGTCATGCGTTGGTAATTCTTGAATCGGTGTGGCGACTCCCTGCAGGAAGGGAGGTTGCATCAAAAGCAAATACCTATTGTTGTAATTCATAGGAGCGCCTCAAGCGATTGAGATAAACAAACTCCGGTTCCTCAGTTGCGATTCCTTGTGCGACATAGCGTAACGCGGGAAAGTTCAACCAATCTGCTGGTGTTGCATTAAACTTGAATGGCACACACACCCTGGTGACGTATAATGTACTGGAAGCGGTCGGTTGACCACTGCCAAAACTCCACGCATCACCTTGCACCATCATGATAGGACTTGTCGTTGTTTGAACATAGATGAGGGCTTGACCAAACTTGACGGTCATGTAATCAGATGGGTCATCTAAAAAGCCGGCATGTATCATCCCAGCATCTAATTCCAGTGGGACATCAGTAATAATAACATAATCGCGAGCCTGAAGAGTATCGGTGCCGGCTAATGGAACCAATGCCGGAGTGTATGGCCCATCACGTTGAACGTATTGGTTGGAAAAGAATGCAGTTAATCCTTCCTTAGTCCACCCTTCAATATCGATTTGACTTTGAAAGACGAAACCATCAGGGTTGATGCCGAATCCTTGTTTCACATAGGTTGATGGGTCAGACAACTCCCACGTTGTGTTATTGGAATAGTCGACGGTTACGGCAGGAATATAGTCAACTATGTTGAATGGTTTGTCTGTCATTTAATCAACTTCCTTGCTGCTGCTCCGGCTCGCTTGAATCCGTCTTTTACCCACCCACCATTCTTCAACTTGAATTTAGGTGCTACTTTTTTGAATGCGGCTGCGTACTTTTTGTTGTATGCAGAGGGGCCACGTTTTTGCTTAGGGGACGTTTTTGAACGGGCGGCTTTCATTCGGGCTCTATCCACTTTTTCATCAGTATAAGGGCGAGCAATTCCGTGGTTATGACCTGCTACCCAACCGTCACGGAATCCTTTGTGGTATATTCTCTCCTCTTCATCATAGGAAATGGGCATGGCCTCAAGCCTCACTGTTGCGCGGTACTCTGGAGAGCAATTGCGGTCCAATCCTTCGCGGATAATTTAACGACACGGACTTTTAGACGGACAGTGCATGAAACATCAGCCGCGCCTATTGTAGCCCCATCATTGCCGGTAGTACAATACAGGGTGGGATTTACGACAAGGAAGGATTCACTCAAGGCAGCACTGCCGAATGAGTCAGGGTAAACATCATTGAAATGAGTGCAAATATTGTTTGGCTGGTCAATATTCAAGGCGGCAGATGAAATGAGGCTTTGATTATCGGCTCGAACGAATGCAGTGCCGTGGTTCAAATCAGTAACTTGACCTGAAAGAGTACCGTTTGAAACGACCATTGCTTCAACTTCTTGACCAAAGTCTAAGCCAGTTTGCCAAATCCAGTCACAGGCTTCCACAGCCAGCGCTTGACCCATTGGGACATTCAAATAAGCACTGAGGTCAATTGTAGTACCAAAGCGCGATGAAGGCGGACTTCCAGCCGGCATAGT